GGCGCCCGGCGGCGTCCAGGAATACTCAGGGGGCGCGCATGCCTTCTTTTTTCGCCCGCCCGCCATGTACGGTATTGCTAAACAAACGGGAATCCGTTAGGATTTTTGCACCTTTTCCCCTCTCCTCAGGACCAATCCTGCTTCATCTTCATGGCTGAATTAAGTTCACAAGCTCCCCGCAGGCACATGCAGGCCAACAAAAGGCGGCATCCCAAGGCAAAGCCCAGGAAACGATTCTGGAGCTTTATCCGAAAGCTTGTCCTGTGGTGCCTGGTGATGGCGGCTATCGGCGCGGCCGTGGGATACTTCGGATTCATGATGGCCTGGAAACGTTATGACAACTGGGCGGCGGAATTTGATCTGGAACGCATCAATGACCTGGAAAAACCCAGCATTATTTATGACCGGAACGGGGAGGAAATAGGCCGTATTTATGTGGAGAACCGCAGCTACGTCACGCTGGACAAAATCTCCCCCGCCATGATTAATGCGCTGATTGCCCAGGAAGATTCCCGCTTCCGGGAACATCCGGGCTATGACTTCCTGGGGATTCTGCGGGCAGGCCGGGAGTATATCCACAACAGCGGGGACGCCAACCAGGGCGCCTCCTCCATCACCCAGCAGCTTGCCAGAAATGCGTATGACCTGAAAAACCGTGCCAAAGCCAGGAATGAGGGCAGCTTTGGCCGCAAATTCGTGGAAATAGCGCTGGCGCGCCGCATTACGGAACGGTACAGCAAGGACCAGGTTCTGGAATTTTACCTGAACCGCGTTTACTTCGGCAGCGGGTTTTACGGCATCCGGGCCGCTTCCCTGGGCTACTTCGGCAAAGAGCCGGCGGATCTGACCACCCGGGAGGCCGCCTCCATCGCCGCCCTGATCAAAAACCCGAACGGACTTTCCCCTCTGAATAATCCGGCTAGCAATCTGAAATGGCGCAACCACGTTCTCAACCGCATGGCCAAGGAGAAATACATTACGCCGGATGAAGCGGAACGCCTCTCCGCCATGGAGCTGGGGCTGAATCCCAAGCCGCTGAAACGCGGCGTCTCCCACATTTACGACCGCATTTCCTCAGAAATCACCGCATACCTGGGGGAGGAGCGCGTCAATGCCGCCGGGCTTAAAATTTACACCACCATTGACAGGCAGCTCCAGGAAGTTACCGGAAAAGCCCTGGAACAGGCTCTGGAAAACATTGAAAAACAACCCGGTTACCGTCATCAGAAGGCCGCAGACTACCACAGCGGTTCCGCGAACAAGCCGCGCTATCTGGAAGGAGCGCTGCTGGTGGTGGACAACAAATCAGGCGCCGTCCTGGCCTACCACGGAGGCAGGGATTACACCAAGCGCCAGTATGACGCCATCAGGGACGGAGCCCGCCCCACCGGCACCTCCATCCTCCCTTTCCTGTACGCTACAGCCTTTGACACGGGAAAAAGCCCTGTCACCCGCATTCTGGACGATGCCATCGACAACCGCCTGACGGGCATCGGCGGTTCGGAAGGAATCCTGGGGGAATGGGGGGCGGAAAACTCCAAAAACCGTTATGAAGGCATGATTACCGCCCACCGCGGCCTGTCCGCCTCCAAAATCGCCGCATCCCTGCGCATGGGGATGGAGATGGGCACGGCCCCGTTCGTCAAGAAGCTGACGGATTTCGGCATCCGCAAGCCCGTGAGGGAAGCGGGCAGCACGGAAGTAAATCCCGTTTACCGCCCCAAAATTTTCGTGGGCACGGAGCCTGCCTCCCTGAAGGAAATGACGCTGGCCTACACTGCCATCCCGAACGGGGGTTCCCGCCCTCAGGATATTTACTATCTGGACAGGATAGAAGATGAAGACGGCCAGCTGATCTGGGAATCCACCCAGGCGATTGAAACCCGGAACAATGCCCAGATACGGAAGGGGGCCACATCCACAGCCACGGCTTTCCAGCTTCACAACATCCTGAATTCTTCCCTGAAAAACGGTTCAGCCCAGCGCGTTGCCCCGTATCTGCCGAAAAACTTCAAGGGCGGCGTGAAAACAGGCACCACGTACGACTTCGCGGACAACTGGCTGTTTGGGTATGACAGCCGCATTACCTGCGGCATCTGGGTAGGGTTCCTGGAAGGCAAAAAGCCCATTTATCACGGAGCCTTCTCGTCAGACACCTGCGCTTCCGTGCTGGGCACCGCCATCACGGAAGCGGAACGGCAGTTCCCTGCCGGAGAACTGGCCCCTCCCCCCAGCGTAGAACGAGTGGAAATCTGCCTGACCACCGGGAAGAGGGCCACGCACAGCTGTTATGACATTGACCCGTCGGATAAAAAATACCGCCGACACACCATATTCGAATACCTCCGCAAGGGGGATTCCAGCCTGCCTTTCTGCGACCTCCACGGGGAGGACGTCTCCGCACCCGTCTCCACCTTCACGGCCCAGAACCGCATTCTTCCCCTGCCGCCCATCCTGCCCACCAGGCCCATCCTCCAGGGGGACGATCCCTACCATACGGAGCTGAACCAGGTCCCGGCCAACCGCAACTTTGAACTGCTGGGGGCTGGCGAAAACGTGCCGGAAGCGCAAGCCATTTCCGCAGATCCCGTTTCTTCAGACCATACGGATACAAGCATTACGCTGCCGGCGCCCAGGCCCATCACCATTCCCGTGCCGGAATTCATCCACCTGTAACTTTTTCCCCTCATGCCTTCCCCATCCCAGGACACGGTAGCCTGCACATGCCCGTCATGCGGCAACCTCTTCGCCGTGAAGGCGTCTTTTCTGGGACGCCAGGTAAAATGCCCCATCTGCACCGCTTCAGTCACAGCCAGGCAGGAAGAAAAGCCCCTTGAACCGGAAGTGGTTTCTTCGCCCACTCCTACTGATGATTTGAAGCTGGAGCCGGAATCTGCCGTGAGCGTGGCAGACCTGGAAAAACTGCTGCGTGACCACGGCGTGACGATGCCCCAGGTAGTGAATTTCTGCCGGGGCCGGCAGATTTATTACGTGCAGGGAGCCAGCCGGGAAGAGACGTTCCCGCCCAAGACGCTGGAGTGGCTGGTGGCGAATTTCAACCAAGTAGTCGCCTGGGTGGGAGCCTCCGGGAAGTAAGCATGCAGGATAGCAAGGATCTTTAGCTATGAATGTTTTAGATTTATCGGGCTTTGCGACTTTCGGCGAGGCTTGTGGCCGGGTGGATAATCCGCAGGCGTACCACGATTCCAAGAAGGGGATTCCTCACTGTGTCTCCAAGTCCATGCTGACGGATTTCGCCCGGAATCCCTATAAATGGAAGTATCGGCAGGATGAAGGGATTGAGAAGGTTTCCCAGGGGTTCCGGTTTGGTTCCCTGGTGGATTGTCTGGCACTGACGCCGGATCAGTTCCAGAGTCAGTATCTCGTGGAAGAGTGGCTGCCGGGGGTGAATAAGAACGGCTCCGTGTCCAAGACGAAGCAGGACGACGGGCAAGCAGCCCGCTGGGCGGCGTTTGCCGACCGTGGGGGAGCCGTGCTGACGCCGGAAGAGTACGCAGAAGCGCAGAAGGCCGTGGGGATTTTCAATAATTACCTGCGAACCGAACATGGGCTGGTGCTGGGGGATTCGTTTGATTCCCAGGTGGCGATGTATAAGACGCTGCTCATTGAGTACGCACCGGACAAGCCTCCGGTTCCGATTACGATTACGGGGATGATTGATATCCTGCCTCACGATGAAGAGATGCCGATTATTGATATGAAGACGACTTCCACGCCCGTGGAGGATTCCGGTCTGATTGACCGGGATATGGCCCGCTACGGGTACGGCTGGCAGGCTGCCTTGTATTGCGATCTGTATGAAGCGATTTTCGGGATACGCCGGAATTTCATGTTTGTGTTCATGGAGTCGGCAGCTCCTTACTGCATTTCCGAGGTGCGGATGGATCAGGAGGCCCTGGAGCATTACCGGGGGCAGTATATGGCCGCCCTGCGCCAGTACGCCGAGTGCGTGGCGACGGGGATTTATCCGGGGGCTGTGGCCTTGCCGCGGTATTTCCGCATTCCGCGCTGGGAACTTAAAAAGGGATGGGAAGGAGGTGCGGCATGATGACCACGCTGACCATTACCTTGCCCCACACGCCGCGCTGCCTGTCTCCTAATGCCAAGGCCCCTCTCACGCAGAGGGGGGCCATTGTAGCCGGGTACAAAAAGACGGCTGCCAAGAGCCGCGCCCGGAATATAGCCTGGGGCAGGACTTGTGAAGCCCTGAATGGACGGAGGATGCAACCGACGCATTACCGGGTGGTCTGGTTTTTCAAGGGGCCGAAGCCGGACGCGGATAATTGCCTGGCGCGCTGCAAGGCGTATCTGGACGGGGCTTGCAAAGCCTTGGGCATTGACGACAGGACGCTGGATTGTGCCGGGATTGACCGCGTGCATGATCTGGATAGGGCCGGACAGGTGGAAATCGTGTTTGAAAGGAGGGACGATGAAAACGCCTAAATGCCCGCTGTGCGGCACACCTTTGAAAGCCATACGAGGATATGATGTCCGAGGAATAACAACCGATTGGGTTGCTGGTTGCTACAACTGCTTCTTCCAGAGTTCCCATTTTTGGAAAACCAAGAAGGCATGTATTGAAGATATGGATAGGCTTGTTTCTTTGTTTCCTCCCATCATGAGGGTTTGGCCGGGGGACAAGTTGCAAGTAGAGGATGGAAGCATTTGTGAAGTGATAAACGTTAATAAAAATCTAGCAATGATGGACGTGAGGAGAGGTGAAGGAAGACCAGTATTCACGATTGCAGATACTCATGTCCTTAGATGGCCCTGGGAGATTGAGCAGAAAGGAGGCCAGCAATGATTAACATCCTCCTATCCGTCAGGCGGCCTTTCTCCGAGAAAATTTTGTCCGGGGAAAAGAAATGGGAACTGCGTAAAAATGCGCCACGCCTCAACAAAGGCGGCTCCGTCACACTGTGGCTCTATGAATCCGGCCAGTACGGGACACGGGGCATCATCGGCAAGTGCCGTTTAGTTGCCACTGCTGGACTTCGACCATATCCCCCAAAGGGAATTTTAGAATGGACCATGAAGCAAGCTTGCGTGACGGAAGAGCACCTGCGGAATTACCTGCCTTGCTATGTCTGGGGCATCCAAGACCCCGTGAGGATTTCCACAGTGCCGCTCTCTGACATCGGCATGACCCGCCCGCCGCAGTCTTGGCAGTACCTTACTGACGAGCAAGCAGACATCTTAGAAAGGAGGGGGAGTGAATGAGCTACATCTTTTCGCGGGCGCTGGTGGAGGAATACTTGGAAGCGAGCTGCTCGGATTCCGCACCGTCTGCGCCGTCGAGCTCGAACCCTGGTCCGCAAGCGTACTGCTCGCCCGACAGAATGACGGACTACTCCCGACTTTCCCGGTTTGGGATGACGTACGCACCTTTGACGGACGACCGTGGCGCGGCCTTGTTGACGTGGTATCTGGAGGCTTCCCGTGCCAGGACATTTCAGCCGCAGGAAAAGGTGCCGGCATTGACGGCGCCCGCTCCGGCCTCTGGCGGGAAATGCGCCGAATTATCAATGAAGTACGACCGGAATTCGCATTCCTGGAAAACTCACCTCTGCTTGTGGGAAGAGGACTTGCCAGAATCCTCGGTGACCTTGCCCGCATCGGGTATGATGCTGCATGGTGTGTGCTGGGAGCTGACGCCGTTGGATTACCCCATCGCCGCGCCAGATTATGGCTTCTTGCCCACGCCGCGGGCCTGCATAGGCACGCACGGCATAGCTTGGAGCCGCGCGGAACAAGGCAATCACAAATGCAACCTGGAAGATTACCTGGCATATCTCTATGTCAGGAGTGGAGGGAAGCGCGTCAGGGGGATGTGCGTGTCGGCGTCTTTCGTCGCCCTGATGATGGGGTGGCCCCAGAAGTGGACGAGCTTAAAGCCCTTGGCAACGGGCAAGTTCCTGCAGTGGCGGCAACTGCATTCCGGGTTTTACTCGAACGATTCACGAACTACAACCCCCAACTGACGCTTTTTTGATATGCCTACACGATTGATCAGAGATGCTATTTTGACATCAGGGCGCGTCGCCTCTCTTTCGTGGGAGGCCGAGGTGTTCTACCGACGCCTGATGTCTGTGGCAGACGATTACGGCCTTTATGACGCCAGGACGCCCATTCTCCGTTCTGCGCTGTATCCTCTCCAACTCGACAAGATGAGCGAGTGCAATATTCAACGCTGCCTCTCCGCGTGTGAGGCAGCGGGGCTTATTCTGCTTTATTCTCACAATGAGAAGCCATACTTGATGATTCTGGGGTTCGACCAGCAGGGGAAGTCCATGCCCAAATGGCCGCTTCCGAACGGTTACGAAGTGCTGAAAGTTTCTGACAAGAAATACGAATTGCGGAAACTCGTAACAGGTCGTAACGATTCGCCTCAACCCGTTACTTATGCGAATGCGTATTCGGAGACGGAGACGAAGACGGATGCGAATGCGAAGAAATTACCTGTAAGCCGAGGCATAGAGCAGTTCCCGTGGAACGCGGAGGATGTGCGGCTTTTCATGGCGGCCCAGCTTATGGCTC